GAGGGAGTAGCCGCCCTTGCGTCTGCAACACCTATCGACTCCGGACAAACTGCTAATTCTTGGTATTACAAGATTATACATAAGAACGGGTCAGTTTCAATCACTTTTTACAATTCAAATATTCAAAATGGAGTTCCAATAGCCATAATTTTACAGTATGGACATGGAACTCGAAATGGTGGCTGGGTACAGGGTCGAGATTACATCAATCCTGCTATCCGGCCTATCTTTGACAAAATCGTAAATGAAGCATGGAGGGAGGTTACCAAGCCATGAGCACAACAATTGATCAAAGAGTTGTCGAAATGCGGTTTGACAACAAGCAGTTTGAAGCGAATGTCAAAACTTCTATGTCAACTCTTGACAAACTTAAACAAAGTTTGAATTTGACCGGAGCCTCAAAAGGTTTGGAAAACATAGGCACCGCCGCCAAAAACATTAATATGTCTGGGCTCAGTGGTGCTGTAGAGAACGTTCGTCTTAAGTTTTCAGCTCTTGAAGTCATGGCGGTAACAGCCCTTACAAACATTACTAATTCTGCAATCAATGCGGGAAAAAGAATTGTTTCTGCTTTAACCACAAAACCTATTTCAGAAGGTTTTGGAGAATATGAACTTAAGATGGGTTCTATTCAAACCATTATGGCAAGTACAGGAGAATCCCTCGAAACTGTTAATAAATATCTTGAAGAATTAAACCTTTATGCTGATAAAACCATATATTCGTTTTCAGATATGACGAATAACATCGGAAAATTTACAAACGCTGGTGTTTCGTTAAAGGATGCTGTTGCGGCTATTCAAGGTGTAAGCAACGTAGCTGCTGTTTCTGGTGCAAATGCAAACGAAGCATCCCGAGCAATGTACAATTTTGCACAAGCTCTATCAGCGGGATATGTAAAACTTATTGACTGGAAATCCATTGAAAATGCTAATATGGCAACCGTTGAATTTAAAAATCAGTTGCTTGAGACTGCTGTTGCTGTCGGAACTGTAAAGAAAACTGCGGATGGCATGTACCAAGTTTTGACCAAAAACAACCAGGGTAAACTCATGGATAGTGCGATTAGTGCTACGTACAATTTCAACGAGAGTCTTGCACATCAATGGATGACAACTGAAGTTCTCATTAAAACACTCAATAAATATGCTGATGAGACAACAGATATTGGTAAGAAAGCCTTTGCTGCAGCTCAGGATATTAAGACATTTACCCAACTATTTGATACTTTGAAAGAAGCCGCAGGTTCCGGTTGGGCTCAAACTTGGGAAATCATAATTGGTGATTTCGAAGAAGCAAAAAAAACACTTACCGAACTTGGAAAGGTAATTGGTGGTTTCATAGACCGAATGTCAGATGCTCGTAATGAGCTCCTTCGTCTGTGGAAAGAGAACGGTGGAAGGGAAGCCTTAATAGAAGCTTTTCGAAATTCTTTTGAGGCTCTCGGTAAAATTATAAAACCAATTAGCGAAGCTTTTAGAAATATATTTCCTCCGATTACCAGCGAACATTTAGTTAACTTAACTAACGGACTAAAAACATTTACAGAAAGATTAAAAATCGGAGACGAAACTGCTGGTAAAATTAAACGAACCTTTGCTGGTTTATTTGCAGTTCTCGACATGGTTAAAGACGCTTTCTTATTTATATTTAAAGTGGTAGGTAAAGTATTCAGTTTATTTGGTGGTCCAATTGCCAGTGGCATTTTAGAGTTAACAGCAAGATTTGGCGATTTTCTTGTTAAACTACGAGATACGGCCAAAGAAGGAAATATATTTAGTAGAGCTTTTGAGAAAATCCAAACTATTGTTACAACTGTTGCAGATAAAATCGAAGATGCCATTGATAGAATTGGATCGGCGTTTAAAGGTTTTAAATCTATTGATACGGGACCTTTGGATGAGTTTTCGGAGAATGTAGAAAAAATATTCCGTCCGTTTACTCGTTTAGGGCAGATATTTGGAGCGGCATTTGAAGCAATCGTAAAAGTTCTGGAATGGGTAGCTCCGATTGTCGCTAAACTTGGAAGTATTATTGGAAAAGGATTAGGTGCTCTTGCTGATAAGATAAGTTATGCTGTC